GTCTAAGTTTTCTAGTTTATCGTTAATAATATCGAAGATATAATTCGAGTCAAAATGACTTAGTAGTTCTGTAATGTTATATTCATTACTAATTTCATAGGGTGCTGTAAGCATATTTAAATCTCCTTTCGGCTATGTATATTTCTATTGATTTATTAATCTGTTTTAGGCCCTGTTAAACTGAAAAGTATCTTTTTAATATTCATTTCAGTTGCATATTATATCTATGCAACAATAGATACATATGATTCAATGGAGGAATAATTATGTACGAAATGGATTATACCAGCAGACCTAAGTTTCCGGGAGCTCCTGAAAATACAATGGAATCCAGCAGTAAAAGCTATAACTTCACAGGTGGATATATTAAGCCTAATGAAAGTTCTACAGCTAAAGATGAAGAGCCTGATTTCTACAATAATAAATACACTGGCTATAACCTTAAACAGCAAATCAATAATTCTTATAGTGATATGTATGGTATGAGTACAGTATCTCCTTACATGTGTGCTTTATATAATATGGCAATGTCAACAATGACAAAAAATATGCACCATATTGGTTGTAATGCTTATGCACATGGCGATGTTGATGAAATTATAGACGTATTAATCTATGGTAGTATTGATGACATACTCAAATATACAATGAGAGATGAAGCCAGAAACGCTATCACTTCAATTAATATTGGTAAGATGTGTACATTCATGATTGACGTTATCCAGAGTCAAACATTACTTATCAGGATGCACGGGCATGATGCTGATGATGAGGATAAGAACACACAGCTTGAATACCATATTAGAGATCTCTGTATTCATTATATTGAGTCTTGTAGAAATGTAGCTATCTATATGATGGATCATTTTTCTCCTCATCAGGTTGGATGGGATCTTGAGCTTCCGAATAAGATCTGTAATGATATCATCTATATACTGAAGATTGATCTTGGAGATATTGCTATTGAAGATGCTCCTAAACTGGAATTATATAAGAATATTGAGATTCTGTGTTGTAATAATATCACGTTCCAAAGAACAGTCATCAATGAGATTAACCGTTACTATACTGATGAAGCTTGATACTGAAATATAACAAATACTTAGCCAGAGGGAGAAATCCCTCTGGCTATTTATATTGTATTTATTTTTTGTAAATACCAATATTTTAAGATGTATATTATAGCAGTGTAACCAAGGAAACTCATAAACAAATGGAGGTGCACATGAAGTATGTAATAGAAAGCATTACTAAAACTAAAGCCAAATATCTAATAGTGCTAGACATAGCGCTTATGATAATATACCTGATTCTTAATGCTGGGATATTGGCTTTGGTTTCGAATGCAATCAATTTGGCTAGCATGCATTATGTTAATCTAACGCTATTAGCATGTGCTAGTCAAATAGCAATTTCATCTGTAAGAGGCTTAACAGGATTTTATAGACATATTTCGTTTACTTACCTCAATGAAATATTTGTAGATAAAGTCCTGGATTCAGATGTTGCTATGTTTAGTAAGTTCTCTCCTGGGGTAATTGAGAATGCTGGAAGTAAAACATGGCAACTTAGTACATTGGTTCAATTAATCATAAATGTAAGCAGTGATGTGTTATCTGTAGTAATAAACATCGTTGCTATTTGGATTATTGAACCAAAAGTAACTTTACCGATAGCAGTAATCTTTGGTGTTTGTGCCGTGCTTGTCTCTATAATAAATAAGAAATGGGATAAGATAGACAAAGCACTTGAGGATACTAAAGAAAAACGTAATGCTGAGTTAGATGAGATAACAAATGGATTCATCGAAGCTAGAAGCTTTAGTGGGGCTATAGAAGCTCATAGAACTAGCATAAAGAGTTATAACAGCAGTCTGCTTAAAGCTATATTCCACAGGCAAGAGATAAATGGACTGATGAATTTCATCATTTCATTACTTGATACATTGGCTATGCTTGTGGTATTGCTTTATGTAGTATCCGCCATGTTATCAGGAACAAATAATTTACCGCCAGCTACAACTATTACGCTGGTGGTATACTTATGGCGCATTATTGATCCGCTCTTAGGTGTAGTATTCTCATTTAGTGATGTATCTGAATATAAAGCAGCATTACCGAAGTTCACTCAGATTATGTCTTATGAGAATAAGATGGTTGATGGAAGTATTGAATTGGAAAGCTTCAATAATAATATTTCCATTGACAATGTATCTTTCAGCTATGACGGATCTGATAATGTACTGAATAATGTAAGCATCAATATTCCCAAAGGAAGCAAGATAGGAATATGTGGAGTAAGTGGAGGAGGCAAGTCTACATTACTCAAACTACTTACTAGGTTCTATGATGTAAGTGACGGTAGCATCAAAATAGATGGGATTGATATTAGGAATCTCACTTATAAGAGCCTCAGGAAGTACATTGGCATCGTGCATCAAAGCACGTATATATTCAATGGAAGTATCAGAGATAACATAGCTTATGCATTGAAGCCTGCAGTACCAAGTGATGAGGTTATTATGGAAGCATGTAAGAAAGCTTCTATAGATAGCTTCATTATAAGCTTACCTGAGGGGTTGAATACCAAAGTTGGCCCAAGAGGGTTAAAGTTATCCGGTGGGCAGAAGCAGAGAATTGGGCTGGCTAGAGTATTTCTTATGAATCCTGAAATAGTAGTTTTAGATGAAGCAACGTCTGCACTGGATAATGAAACTGAGACTGTTGTGCAGGATGCTTTATCTAAGCTTAATGGTAAGACCATTATTACTATAGCTCATAGACTTTCTACAATTAGAGATTCCGACTGTATCTATGTAATGGATAACCATACTGTAGCAGAAAGTGGTACCCATCGGGAGCTTATGGAAGCTAACGGAATCTATGCTAAGATGCAAAAATGATTGTAGAAATACTATGATCCGGAGGGAGCAATCCCTCCGGATATTTACTATAGTATTTATTTTTTGTTTTACATATTAAAATGCTCTGTATATTTATAGTCTTCATCTTCAAGCATCCATGCTTGGTTACCCGGAACGGCTCCTTGAGCGACTGCACGATAGTTTTCATTCTGATAAGTATTATCTGTTGGATTATAAAATCCAGTAAATACCGTATCAGGAATCGGAGTAGATCCAGGCATAGCTACATATTTTTCTATAGGTTGATCTTTAGGAATACCATACTTAGTTCTATATGCTTTTTCTCCCAAAGGAGTAGCAACTAGAGCTTCAAAATGAGCTTTCTCTTTTAATCTAGTTTCTTCAAGATACTGATTAAGATCTTGATTACCACCAGCATTTAGAGCTTCATCTAAATATTTATTAATCTCTTCATCTAGTTCATCTCTACTATTAAAAGAACCAACTATCTCTACAGTATCATCATTAAAGTCAATGGCTTCATCGACTTCATCATCTGTCTTAATAGCAGTTTTCTTAATACCATATCTTTCTCCAAGGTTAATTCCTTCATACCATACATATAGAGCCATAAGCATAGAGAATACTTGGTCATCATGGGTAGAATCAGAGTGTTCTACTTTACCATTACGTTTGACCTCCATGCCAAGTAACTCGTTATATATTATAGGAGAAAGAATCTTATCTTTATGATTCTCAACACGATCAATCAAGATATCAATTAGTAGTTTACGAACGTCTCTTGTTGAGTTAAGTCCATATACTTTGGTACGCACTTTCTGTTTAAACGCATGAATCCCATCCTGACGCTCTTCAACTACAACATCTTTAATTTCATAATATAGATTTTTCTTTAATCCAGCCTTAATTAATTTAGATATGACGGACGATCCATAACCACCGTTACGCTCCACATTAACTACTGCGTTCGACATCCAATTCTTTACTATAAACTCTATACATCTAGCAAGATCAAATGTTGAGATATAGTTACAGTTCATACAACCTAATACTTTGGTTGTATAAGAGTCTATAACTGTAATTGTAGAACTATCGTGCTTATATCCCGCTGCAACGTCAACTCCAATTATGGGCGGATGCGTTATAGTATCAGCTTGAAGATAGGTTTCGAATCTATATTTACCAAGTAAGTATACTTCAGATATAGGTTGCTTAATCATTGCAGATAAAGCATCTAGATCTTCTTGTCTGAATGGAGAATTGTCAACACCAGTTGCCCATTCAAGCAAGATCTCACGACGGATATCTGGCCAAGAATTCTTAAGCAATTTGCAAACTTCGTTAAACCATTGCTCAGAACAACCTAATTGCTGATACGTAAACTTAATATATACAAAGTCTGATTTAGTATTAGCATTAAGTATTTGCAGTAGCTGAGAGAAGGACAGATCATACCAAGACTCAGAAAACTTAGTAGCATTCTCTTTAGTCTCGTATGCCTCGCGGCCCTCGTCAGATGACATGAACACGCTCCACATATAATTCGTTAGATTATATAAGTTCTTATGAACTTCTCTAGGCGTTACCTAGAAGTTGAGACTATATCTTCATCCTATATAGAATTAGGATGCTCTTCCGCTTCGATTTAAGGGATTCTCACCCACTCACTTGAGCCCTACTCCTATTGATCTATTTATTAAACTCCGATCCTATGGGATAGTCGTTGAACCTTCTTACGAGTAGTAAGCTTGGCTGCTGATAAAACATTGTGTGGATATTTAGCACTTTATATAATAAAGCTTGTATTTCAGCATTATCCATCTCTCTAATTGTTTCTGATTTTTATCGCCAATGGCTAGAGAGCTTTAGCCTATACCAGCAATTCAGAAGAGTTAATAATACTATATTACTATAGTATACGGCAATTGTCATCGATGAAAGTCTACCTGGAGTTGTTGTAAGTAATACCCCGTAAGGTGCACCATGCTGCTTAGCAATCATTGAAGCTGTCTTGAATGCTGGTGCAGCGTTCAAATAAATAGTACTGTTGTACGGTAAGAAACCATACTCATCGAACCACAGTAACGTGAGGGTCTTTCCTCTAAGTAGTGATGCAGCCCGCATCTTATTAGTGGCTGATGCGAAAATCTTGATATTGTTATTATTGAATGGGTTTGCAATTTCGGTTGTATTGTTCTTGCCTTTATCGGTCTTGCCGTCTGGCAAGACCCTTTCTTTCATTATAAGATAGGGTGGAAGCAGATCTCTTAGATCCTTTAACGTTTGAAGATTATCTTTAGCACCATCCATATTCTTATGCAAGAAAGCCATCTTAGAATTGGTGGTACCAAAGTTATAAATATATAAATAACGTATCGCTGATGATACGGTTTTACCTTGCTCGTTATCTTCACTATAGTCGCTATCTATAGCAGTTCTCTTATGAACTTCTCTGGTATTTCTCCAGATGCCGAGACTATATCATCACCTAAGATAGGTGTTCTTCTTTTCGATTTAAGGGATTTTCACCCACTCACTTGAGCCCTACTCCTATTGCCTATTTATTTAAGCACCGGCCTATGGGATAGTCGTTGAACCTATATGGAATACAGGCTGCTGATTTGACATTATATAACTCGTTTAGCACTCTAATAATAGAGATTTTATTTCAGCATGAGCTATCTTTCTAATTGTTTCTGACTTTCGTCTCCAGTGGCTTAGAAAGCTTTAGCCATTTCCAGCAATTAAAAGAAATTCGCTTACAGTATTGCTACTTTAAGTGGATTATAATTTAGTCGAGGTGCTTCATAGAAGATATTAAGATTTAATGACTGACAGAAACTTAATGCTAAATTTCCTCTAGTCAATTTATATGGCATACTAGTTCCGCCGGGCGCGGGTATACGTACTACCTCCCTCAGGAAAAACCAATAGTTAGATAATACTTCACGCAGTATCTTTTGTTTAAAATAACTATTAAGATGCGGATCATGAGGATCTACACCCTCTAGATCTGGATCTAATAGTGTTAGCATAAATGCATTATTTTTTATGCCTATAGATTTAAGATAATGATGCATATCTAAGAATGATTTATTCTTAGTAGTTTTCTGCAAAAATATTCTTCTCGCAGCCATAGGCTTTGCTTGAGGTGGTGGAGGCGATAGAGATGGTGCCGTCATAATGCCACCAAAAGCAGGAGTTGCTTGAGTGTACACTGGCATAATGTTAATTTAACCTCCTTTACTTAGATTTTACTACGATGTTTCGGCTAGATAAGACTAACAGTAAAGAATAATTAACACTTAGACTTATTAGTAATTTTATTTTAGGAGGATACTCAAATGGATAATCATAATAAAGAATGGTATATGAATAAGTTTGCTAAAGATTATACTAAAGACGCCGGATGGGTTGATCTTGCATCTGATTTACTTTCAACGTATACGTGGTTAACAGAAGAAGATGTTAATAAGTTTTCTGCTGAGCAGCTTAGTGTGATTAAACAGGGATTTGAAATGGATAAAGAACCTTTGCATAGAGAATTTCCAGAGTTTCTTATTCACTCCAATTTTAATTCTACACAGCTGCAAATTATTATTACTGCATATAAGAATGGTGTTTCATTCGAAGATATCAAGAAATATATTGGAAGCGAAGAAATGCCGTATAATAAGATGAATTATATTTCTCAGGCTTTAGTTGATGGTATTGATGTGTTCAATGATGTAGATCATAAAGAATGGGACATTGATCAGATCTATGAGATTTATGCTGCTGCTAAATCTGGAGTTGATCTTCCTGTGATTGAAGACTACAAGAAATACCATTTCTCTGCTGAGACTATGGGATTAATTCGTCATGCTTATGAGCTGGGGCTTACAGTGAGATATACTACAGATGAAGAAACATGTTTGATGGTTAATATCGGTAAATAAAAATAAATACAAAACAAAAACCTCTAGGCTTACGCCTAGAGGATTGTTTTAATATATTGAGGAACTGTATTTCCTAATACTTTATCTATAAAGAGTTGTTTAAGAT